CGATGGAAATAGCGGCCGACTCAGTACCAGCGGCGAGCGCGCCGTCGTCGATGGAAATAGCGGCCGACTCAGTACCAGCGGCGCCATGGCTGCCGGCACCATCGCCGCCGCCTGCGCCCCTGGCGCTCGTCGATGATGTCGAGGGGGATGTTGAGGGGGGTAGCGAACGCGAGACGGAAAGGGACATCATGGGAAAAACTGCGGGGTGGAATGCGCGCCTGCGTGCCGCGCGTAAGGCAAAGGGACTGTCTCAGGAGCAACTCGCCGAGCTGATCGGTGTGAGCGCCGGCACGATCAACCGATGGGAGATCCATCCGCGAAATGTGATCATGGATCCCGCTGTGCATAAGCTCGAGACGGTTTTCCCCGGCATCGGATTGCCATCCACTCTCGTCGGCGCGGCGCTGCATTTGACGCTGCCAAAGACCGATGGCGAGAAACGCTGCCCGCATTGCGGGAAGACCAAACCCAAATCGGAATTCTATCGCGCCAGCTATCGCGCCGACGGGCTAAACCCCTATTGCATCCAATGCGCCGCCGAGGTCGGCGCGAAAAAGCGCGCCGCCAAATCCCGGCCGGCGGCCGCCAAAACCATCCGGCGACCGGAACTCGCCAAGGTCGCCGCGCCAGCGCCAGCCAAGGCACCGGACTTTGCCGGCGTGGCCGCCGCGCTCGATAAGGCGCGCATCGGTACGAGGGACGCGCAGGCGCGCGTCGCCAAGATCCGCGAGGCCTTGACCGCCGCCGAGCGCGAGGTCGAGGAGAGCGTCAGCGCCGAGAAGCTCCTCGCCGAGAATCTCCGCCGCATGCTCGCCGAGGTCGCCGGCCAATGATGCGCCGCTACGACCCGTTGCCCTATGGGCACCCGACCATCGGCGAGATCTGCCCGGCGTGCCGCCGCGCATTCGCGGTCGGCGACGAGGTTACGCTCATTGTGGTGGGGCCAGGCGACGACGAAGAGGCGCAGGAACGGGCGCGCGAGGGGCGCCCGTATAATGCCGTCTGCGTCCCGGTGCACTGGGCTTGCGCGACTGGAGATAAGACATGATCACGATCGAGATCGCCGACGCGGATCCGCGATGGGTCAAGATCACCGTCGTCAGCCGCCTCGCCGATGCGACGCTAACCATCGAAATGGACATGAGCGAGGCGCGAGAATTGGCCGACGCGCTAAGGGCGGCGCTCGAGCGCGCTAGCTCGGCGGCCCGACCTCGGTAACAAACCCGTTCACCAGAAACCCATCGCCGGCAACGAGATCGCCGGAGTTCGACACCGCGATGCCGTCGCCGCTGGCGATCACAAACGGATCGTCAGGGTAGCCAAGCTCGCCGACCGCATCGGACATCCCCCCAGGAACGCGCGGCACGCCAGCCGTCGCAAACGGCGCGTCATAGGTGGCGCCGGCGAGTGTGATCGTGGTCCCGTAGTTCACGAGCGCGGACGCGACCGGCGTTTGGCCCGTCGTGCCTTTGTCATTCGGGTTCGCCGGGACAAGGAGACCCGTGCGACCGCCGCCCGGCGGCTGCGCCGAGTGAAATCGCTGTACCACATACAGGCAAGTCGACGAGGCCGCCGCCGCCGCATCGAACGTGGCCGCGAAGCGCAAGCGACGGAGATAGAGGGAGCGACGCGAGCCGCCGGGATTGTACAGCGTCAAAAGAACCGCATTCCCTGACGGCGGCGTCGCAAAATGACACTGCGCGGTAAAGAAGAACGACCGTGCCATGAGAATCCTCACTTGGCGGCGAGCCGCTGCGCGCCGGTCGGCGGCTCGCTCACCGCACTCTGCGCGTTGGTCGGCGTTTTGAGCTTGGGCGGCGGCATCGGCTGCGGCGGCGTTGAGAAGGTCGATTGCATGTTCGCGATGAAGGCCGGATCCATCGTGGCGTCGACAGGCTTTCCGAGGAACGTCCCGAGCTGGAGCCGCATGGGATAAGAGAGTTTCGAGGCGACCGCGGGATCGGAGAGTTGCTCGGTGACGGCATCTTTGATTTTCTGCGTCCAGGCCGGCGACACCGCTTGCGTCGCCTCGACGGTCTCGGGCGTCAGCGTCCCGGCGCGGAGCTCCCTTAAGAGCCGCATGGGATCGTTGGCGGCGGCCACGTAGCGCGCGAACTTGGATTTCTCCGCATCCGACGGCGGCACTTCCTTGCCGTTGATCCCCATCGACAGCGGCTGCGGGATCTTCGACGCCAGGAAATTCAATTTCAGCTGATAGTTGTCGGCGACTTGCTCGGCGAGTTTGGGCGAGAGCGCATTCACGCCGGCGAGCTGGCTCATGAGCGTCGTGCGCAGCGCCGACGGGTCGGAGACCGCTTGCTGTATCGCCTGCGTCGCTGACGAGTAGGTGTCGGCGCCATTGACGCCGCCGGCCGTCGCCAAGTCGCTGAGCGCATTCAGCGCCGACGGCGGCGGCGTGAGTTTGGTCAAAAGTTTTTGCGCGCCCTCCTCGACGGCACCGGTCGCGCCGGCGAAGTTCCCGAGGATCGACCGGAGCAAGGGTTTCGTGGCCTCGCCGATCTCCTTGCCTAACCATGCGCCAGCGATGCCGGCGCCGGGCACTGGGATCGCATGCCCGATCGCACCACCGACGGCACCGCCGATGCCTTTGGCGGCGGCGTCGAGGATCGGCGTCGCCCCAGGCTTCCACGCGGCGCGCTCCTCGAGTGCTTCGAGGCGCGGCGAGGTCGGCTCGGCGGCGTGCGCCTTGATCCGCGACTCAAACCCGTCGATCGCATCGGTGATGCTGGAGGCGCGCTGCGCTTGCCCCTCGACGCTCTCCGTCATTCCCTCGGGCAGCCGATTCTTTACGTACTCGATTTGCTGCTGCAACTCGCGCAAGGGGCCAAGCGCGCGCGTCGGATCCTCGCCGAGGGTCTTGACGTCGCGGACCGCGTTCTTCAGGCGCGATTGGGCGGCGTTGACGTCCTCCCATAGCTCCGTACCCTTGGGTAGGGTGTTTTTAAGCCGGAGGATGTCGGCGCTCGAATCCTGGTAAAACTGGCTCACATCCTGGGCCAGCGCGTGCCCCTCGGTTGCCTTGGTGGCCTGGAGCGCGGCGCGCTCGACGCCGGCGCCAGCCTCGGCGACCTCGGGTGTCATGGCGGCCACGTCCTCGAATCCCGCGCGCACAGGTGGCGCGCTGGCCGCCAATTCGTCGGAGAATTTCCCAGCGAGCTTTTTGACGGAGTCCCCTGCCTTGGACGCGACGGCACCCATGCCGGAGCCGGCGAGCGAGAGACCGCCGCCGAGGATGCCGCCGGTCGCCGCGCCGATGCCGATGTGATGCCCGAGCGCCGATGCCACGGACTCGGCGGTCAGCGGGTCGTCGGAAAGGGCCAGCTGCGAGACCGCCTGGCCCGTGCCGAGCGCCGTGCCCTCGAGACCGCCGCGCACGGCGGCGGCGCCAGCTCGGCTGAGGATGCCCGGAGCTCCGAACGCGGCGGCGCCAGCGCGCTCGGCGAGGCCGCCGAGACCCGTCATGCCGAGGCCTGCGACGGAGCCGCCGACCTCGCCGAGGCCGGCCGCCCACGGATTGTAGCGCTTGCGCTCGGCGACACCCTCGTCGCCGCCGAGATCGGAGATCCCGAACGTGAGACCGCGCGCCAATCCCTCGATCCCGGCCTGGAGGGGTTGATCGTACTTCTGCTCTCGCTGCCCCTCGACGACGCCGGCACCGGACTCGAGCCGGTAGCCGCGTTCCTGGGCGCGGCCGAGTTCGCTCAGGGGAATGGCAACGCGCGCGCCGTAGCGGTCTACGACGTTGACGATCGCCTCATTGGGAGGATCATTGGCCATTGGGTTTCATCAAAGGAAAGAGTTGATCGCGGAGCCAGTTGGTCTGCGGCGTCGACATCCCGGTGCCAAATACCTCCGGCGGCACCCCGCGAGCGCGCATGATTCTCTCTTGCAGTTCGCGCTTTGTGTAAAGCGGCGGCGCGTTGAATCCCTCGGCGGTCTTGATCGGCGCTGCCCCGGAGGGAGGTTCCCAGTATTGATCAATCCCGACGGTACCGAGTGCCGCCTGGCCGTCAGCGCGCATCAGTTCGCGAAACTCCTTCATCTTCGCGAGCTGGCTCCTAAATGCCGTCGGATCGCCAGCTGCCTTTTCGACTCCCTCAATTTCCGTCGGAGTCACACGACCAGCCAATGCATGCGCAACGCCCATCATGCGGACCTTGCGCGCATTCATCCGCTGGATGATATCGGAAGCGCCCTCGCCCGCGACGGCGGCGCCGAGTTTCTCCGCGATGCCGAGCTTTTGCGCGTCGCGGATCTGATCGTCCAGGGTGTTGAGGACCGGCGTGAGCTCGCCGATCTTTTTGTTCGCCTCCTTGACCTGTTCTTCCTGGCCGGTTGGCGCCTGAATGGTCCCGTAGATTAGGCGGCCGGTAGGCTGACCATCCTTGCCGATCTCGGGCTTGCCAAAATTGCCGATGGTGCGCTTGGGATCAATGACCTCGCCGCCCTTGTGGCGCGCGAGCTCTGCCTGCGCCTCGTGCAAATCCGCTTGCGCCAGCGCCGACCGCGTTTGCGCCGCGCGAAGCGGCGCGCCCTCGGCGTACTGCTGCTGCGCAAGCGCCGCCTGTTGCTGAGCGAGCCCGAGATGCCCCTGGGCAACGCCGAGCTGGCCGCGCTGAATCTGCTGTGCCTCGGCGTCTTTCCAATGTTCGTAGGCTTTCCCCGCCGCCGCCTGCGCCAGATCGGCTTTGAATTTGGCGCCCTGCGCCGCCGCCGTCGCTGTGCCGGCGCGCTTCACCTCGACGTCAACGTCTTTCATGGCGTTCTGGAACATGGTGACGGTCAGGAGATGCCGCGCGTCGGCCTCGTCGCGCCCCTGGGCGATCTCCTGCCCGAGGAGCGACTGTTTTTGCTGCACACTGGCGCGCCGGTTTTCGAGGTTCGCCATCTGAGTTTTGACATCCTGATCGATCTGGCGCTCGATCATCTGCAGCCCGGGGTTTTGACCATGCGCTCCGGCCAGGAATCCGCCGAGCGCGATCGAGATGGCTCCGGCGATCTTCTGGGGCGTCGACGAGTCGGCGTATAGACGGTTGGGATCGATCTTGGTATTGGCGATCGCGTCGGCGTCGGCGTAGAGCTGGTTTCGACGGTCGGCGACGTTGGCGGCCGCCTGGCGGCGCGCATCCTCGTCGGCCTGGAGTTGCTTGCGATACTCGCCCGTCGCCGCCTCGGTGCCGGCCGCCTCGGTTTCGAGCTCTTTTTGCTTGGCGGCGGTCATGGCATCGACGGCGGCAGCCGATTGAACATCGGCGGCTTTCTCTTGCTGGCCGATGGTGCGCGGCGCGCCGACGGGCCCCATCGAAACCCCAGGCGCTCGCGGCGGCGGCGCGGCCGGAGCCGGCGTGGGCGGCGGCGTGGCGTCGCGATAGAGATCCGTCATGGTCGGCGCTGATGTCGGCGGCGGCGGTGGTGTTTCGCTGAGGTCGCCGACATCGAGGCCCGGCGCCTTGAATCCGAGCGCATTCCCGAGGCCGAGGGTATCGAGCCCGAACCTGGCCGACATCAGAAAAGGCTCCCAAGGAATGAGCCGAGGCCTCCGCCGATGGCGGTGCCGATGCCCGGCAGAATCGCACTGCCGGCGGCTGCGCCGGCGATGCCGAGGCCCTTTTTCGCGAGGCTCGCCGTCGCGTTTTCACCCTGCGGTTTCTTGACGGGCATGCCGGGCACATCCGCCGTTTCCTCCCCCTCGCGCCGGTTCTCGTCGAGGGGGACGCCCGTTTGCGCGACGGGCGGCGGCGGCGGCGGCGCGGCAGCCGCCTGATACTGCGCGGCCAGGGTCGGCGTCGGCGACGGGAATCCGAGTCCGGCGCGGAGATCGAATGCGCTCGACGGCGCGCCGAGCGGCGCGAACCGCTGGCGCATGTACGGATCGAGGTATGCCATGAGAGCCCTCTAGTCAGGTGATGTTGTCCCAGGTAGCCGCATTGATATCGGACTCGCTCGGCGCTGGCGCGGCGTCGGGCTGACCCGGCTGACCGACGCGCGTAGCGGCAAAGCCGCCGACGTCGCTTAGCGCGCGGAGTATGCGATCGCTGGTGCTCATACCGGACATCGCGAGCGCTTGCGCGAGCTGGCGGCGCTGCTGCAGGTCGGTCAGCATGTCACGGGAATAGCCCATCGAGCCGCCTTGCTGGAGTTGCGCGAGCGCCAACTGCTGAGCGAGCGCATTCTGATAGGCGCTATCGGATTGGCCGCCGTATTGGATATCCTGGCCTCGAGTGCCGGCGAGGACGTTGCCGAGCGCGTTGGCGGCCGCCTGTCGCTCGTTTACGCCAGCAAGAGCTTGCTGCCCGGCGAGCGCGGTATTCGCGGCGCCCATCTGCTGAGCGGCGGTCAGCGCCGCCATCTGCTGTTGACCGGGGCGAGCGCCGGCCGCCATGGCGAGGTTAGCGGCGACATTCTGATCGCGCGCTTGCTGGAGCTGGAGCGCCGACGCCGAGTCTTGACCGGTGGCGTAGCGCTGGAGCTGGCCGGCGAGCGCCATTTGCTGCTGGCGCACGTCGGAGTCAGGCGTGCGGGCGAGCACCGCCGCCTGCCGATTCTGCAGAGACTGCGTCAGGTCGGCGGCGCCGGGGAGGTCGTAATCCGCCCGGCTGATCGGCGCGGCGCTCGCCAGCGATGGCTGGGGCGTTGCAGGTTGCGCCTGATTCTGCGCGGCCTGATTCGCCGGATCGTCGGAGTAGTCGTATTGGCCGGTCAGTGGGTTAAACTTTGCGGTCGCCATTCTAACCTCCGTAGCCGCCGAACGTGCGATCGACGCCAGGCCGCCAGAGACCGCCGCGGATCCCGATCTCGAATGCGATCTCGTTGATCCGTGCTCCTTCACGCCAGGGATACGAGATGACACCCGGCGGATCCATGCGGCGGCGCTCCTCCCAACGGAGCTTGATCGCCTGGCAACGCATGCGGCGCGGCTGGATCTTCAGCTGATAGACGCCGGTCGCGACGGGGCCAGAAGCCTGACCAGGGACGCCGCCGATGTTGCCGCCGAATATTCCGGCACCGATCGATGCGGGGTCGGTCTCCCAATAATAGCCATAGAGCATATCGTCGCCAAAATGTTCGCCGTTTATCACCGCCGCCATGTCGATGGTGATGCGGTCGCTCCAGGCCTGTTCGTAGTTGTAGGCGATCCAAACCTCCGCAGAGTGATCGCCGATCCATTCGCCGAGGAGTTGGATCGTGCGCACCCGCTGATGATTCTGGTTCTCGCCGACGTGAATCCAGGCGATCTCCCATGCCCAACCGTAAGGCTGGCCATCGTCGAGGAATGCGCCAATGGTCTCGGCGCGCGCGCCCTGATCGGCGGCCGGGAGATAGACGTGGCGTCCCTGCCAGATGACCGCATGGATGCCGCCGACCGTGAACACCGACCACTGGCGCGCCAGATAGTCAAATAGCAGGGTGCGGCCCGTCGAGAGCGTAAAGCGCGCCTCGTGGCGATCCGGGAGCGAGACCGCCGCCAGCACCGTTGCGCTGTTATACCCCTCGACGTCGGCGCCGATGTACGAGATCCCCATGTCTCCGCCGAGGGCATAGATCCCTTTCTGCGAATCGAAAAGGAGCCCGATGGGCACGCGCACGACCGCGCCGGCGCCGCTGCAGCCGATGTCATCCGAGACGATGCGCGGCGGCATGAAAGACCCGCTAAGGCCGACGTTATCCGGGCCGTCGCCGCCGATCACGTATGTATGCGTCGGCCGGAACGCGATCAGCGCATCGCCGAGCGACGCCAGCGCGGCCACCGGCTCGCCGTTCGCCTCTGGGAGTTGGATCGCGAGGACGGGATTCCAATTCAAGGCCTCGAGAAAGCCGCGGAGCTTCGAAGCGAGAACCAGGTTAGGATCCTCGAATCCCGATGCGAAGACCCGCGTGTTCCCGACCGCGATCGTCGTGCACCCTGGCGGCGCGACGTTCAGGAGCTCCGGCGGCGCGCTCGAGCGATAGTCGAACGGCTGATACTGCGCCGATTGATCAGCCATGCCGTCGGTGATCGAGACATAGTCGACGGTTGGATCGTTATCGACGCGCGCGACGAGATGGAAGACCGTCCCGTTTAGGAGCGTCCGATAGAGCGTCACCTGGACATGGTCTTTCAGCGTATGCGTGAGCGTCGGGACCTTGATCGTGGCCGAATTCGTCGTGCCCGAGGCGAACGTCACGACGACATCGGCACCGGTCGCCGATTGATACACCTCGCCGGTCGCCGACGTCCATTCGTAGTAGGCGCGGTACGAATACGACCCCGTTACGAGGCTGCCCGCCGTGCCCTTGGTGACATAATCCGCGGAGTTATCGAACTCGGGGAATTCCCAGAATCCCGACTCCACGATGTTCTCGCCATCGCAAAGCCAGAGCGCCGACCCCGATAGGTATGAGCCGCCGCCGGCCTCGACGAAGTCCGGCGTCCGGCTGTAGTCGACGCCGAGCTGGCCGGCGTAGGTTTGGCCCGACGACGGCGACGGGTTAACCGGATCCTCGTCCTTCAATAGTCTGGGCGTAAGCCAAACAACGGATCCGACGGTATCGGCGGGGATAGGCGTGCTAATAACCAGAACCTCGGGCGCCATTCCGCTATCTGTTTCGCCAGGGTACGCAGCGCCGAGCACCATGGGGTCGCGGACGCCGCCGGAGACGACAAGGAATGCTGTGCGCTGCGCAGGGATTGGCTTAGGCGCCGCTGGGTTGAAACTCGTGTAGGGGATCGGCCGGCCGGTCAAGACGTATGACTTGCCGGCGATGATCCAGGGTTCGCTGATGAGAAAAGCGTGGCGCAGCCAATTCGGGGTAAGTGTGGCCGCGCCGCCGGTGGTGAGCGTCGCTTTGTCAATGGCACCATATTGATGCGGCGTCACCAGATCGCGATCGGAAAAGATGTCGGTCAGCGTCGGGTTACGGAAAGCGCAAACGACATTGCGGGCACTCGTGCCAACGAGCGTACGCGCAACGATCTGCACCTTGGCCGCGTTGAACATCTGCGCGTATGTTGACGTGCCATCGGCCCACGAAATAAGGAAATTGCCGGTCGTGGGTTCGACCGCGCAGGCAACGCTCGTCGGATTTGCTGGCACCGCGAGGACCGACATTGAGGACGCAGATCCATTGCGATCGACATAGCCATACTTTAGCGTGTTCGCCGTCGACGGTTCGTAGACAAAAAGAATCTGGCCATTCGGCGCGAGCTTGGCATCGAATGCGGTCGTGCCGATACTGGCGCCGGCTGAATCGGCGACAAACCAGGATTCGCGATAAATCAGCGGATTCCCGGTCAGTATCGGAGGCGCATCAAAGGACACCATGCCGATATACCCATCGGCATAGACGAAAATGCAGAACATTTGATCGACGACGACGACGCGTGCAGCAACGTAACCATCGAACATGATGCGATTCAGTTCGGTGCCATTGGCATCAAGGAAAATGCAAAGGAGCTTTTGCTCCTCACCGCCAATGTCATGCATGATCAAGGTGACGCCGCCCGTCGTGGCGCGCTTGGTAAAATTCACGCGGGTCTCGACACCCGGCGCTCCGAGATCGGTGTAGCGGCGCGGCCCGTAGACAAAGTGCGTATTAGGAATGTCGGCCTCGCGTTGCCAGCGCTGGCGGTCCGGTGACAGCGAGTAAAAATTCTCCTGACCTCGCAGCCAAAGCGATCCGGCGCGAGTGAAGAGCGACCGGCCGTCGGTGACCGGCTGATCGTAAAACGCCGGGTTCGGGCCGATGGCGGTTGAATCGGTGGGCATCGGCCCGAACGTCGCGACGTCGATCGCCAGATCCGCGAGCTTGGCGTAACCATACCGTTTGCGCAGAACGCCTGGCGTCGTGAAAACCGCGTTCTCGAGGAGGCCGAGCTTGGGCGGCTGAATGAGCTTGCGATCGGTGCGCGTATCGACGCCGCCGACGAACGGCACCGGCACTTTCGTCCACTGAAACGGCACTAATTCTCGCTTGGGCGCGGTCATGGCGTCGCGACCTTGTCGAACTTGTACTCAGCGGCGCGGACCTTGTTGTTAGCCGCGCCAGACACCCAGCGAATGCGATAGATCTTCGGACTCGCCAGCGTCGTCGTAAATCCCGTGATCGTCACCTTGCTACGACCGGCCACGTTCGAACTCGAGACCGACGATCCGAATGGCGTAGCAGTACCCGCCAGCGGATCCATGATGTAGAGCCAGACGACCCATGGGATGGCCGTCGCGACCTCGCCGTAAATCGACACCTCGCGAAGACGATCATTGTCGGCCAGTTCCAGATCCCAGGCGACCTCATCAGTGCCGGATGCCGCCTGGCGATATTCGGCCCCGATCGTCGCGCCGCCGAGCGTCGCTCCGACGACCGCCGCCGCTTGGGAGATCCCAAGGCGCACTGTGCGCAGCCCATGCTTGAGTTCACCGTCAGTGCCGATGTCGATCTGCGCGCCGCTGAGTTTGTTCGTAACGATCGACTGGAGCTCCGATATCGCAGCGACCTCCATCGAGGCCCACTGCGGCCCGATGGTGACGCCGACGATCGGCAGCGGTGATGTCGGTGCGGTTCCAAATCCAGCCATTTGCCATCCTCAGCGATAGACCATTGCGAAACGAATTGCTCCCGTCGGCGTGGCGGCGCCTTTGAGATAAGCGACGATCGAATAACTCAGGTTACTGGCCGTCGTTAGCGACGTTGGGGTGATCGTGATCGTCTGATCGGTATTGGCGCTGGCCGTCGTCGCAAGGGCGATGCTGATCGCGGCGCCGGCCGTGCTTCGCGAATAAAGGTCGCACTCGAGGGCGCCGGTTGTGTCACCGTGCATCGCGCACTCTATTTTGGAAATGGTCTGACCCACGGGCAGGGTGATCGCCGCCATCACCCATGAATCCGACGTGCCCGAGATCCAGCCCTTGTTTCCGTCTAGCTTGGCGCTGCTTCCCGCATACAGCTGAAACGCAGCCGCATCAATAACCAGGATCACCGCCGCTGACGCGGCCGCAGTAATCCGGCCATCGGCGCCGACGGTGATCGACGTCGGCGGCGCATACGTGCCAGCGGTGACGCCGGATGCCGGTATAGTGCCGTTCGACGCTGCGGTGATTCTTCCTTTCGCGTCGACGGTCAGATTCGTCAGCGTATAGGAGGCCGCCGTCACGCCGCTCGCCGGCAGGTCAGCCACGGCAATCGTACCGTTAGAGGCCGCGGTCAAACGACCATCCGCGCCGACGGTCAGCGTCGTATGGGTGTACGTCCCCGGCGTGACCGCGGTATTCGGGATCGTGCCGTTCGCCGCTGCGGTCAGCCGCCCGTCGGCGCCGACGGTGATATTGGCCAGTGTGTAGGATCCCGCGGTCACGGCAGTATTCGGGATCGTGCCATTTGACGCGGCAGTGAGGCGCCCCTTGGCGTCGACGGTCAGGTTGGTCAGGGTATACGAGCCCGGAGTAACCGCGGTATTCGGGAGATCAGTCGTGGTGATCGTTCCGCTGGATGCCGCGGTGAGCCTGCCATCGGCGCCGACCGTCAGCGTCGTGTGCGTGTATGTCCCTGGCGTGACGGTCGTATTTGGGATCGTGCCGTTGGCTGCGGCAGTGACGCGACCCTTGGCGTCGACGGTGATGTTGCTGAGCGTATATGAGCCGGCGCCAACCCCGCTCGATGGCAGATCCGATACAGCAATCGTTCCGCTGGATGCGGCGGTCAAACGGCCATCCGCACCGACGGTCAGTGTCGTATGGGTGTAGGTTCCAGGGGTAACGCTCGTGTTCGGGATCGAGCCGTTCGCCGCCGCGGTGATCCTGCCTTTGCTATCGACGGTGAGCGCGGTGAGCGTATAGGATCCCGCAGTGACCCCGCTCGTCGGGAGGTCGCCCGCACCGATCACGCCATTCGCCGCCGCGCTGATGCGCCCGTCGGCGCCGACCGTCAGAGCGGTGAGCGTGTACGATCCAGGCGTCACGCCAGTCGACGAGAGCGGCGGAACGGTACCATTTGACGCGGCAGTGAGGCGCCCCTTGGCGTCGACGGTCAGGTTGGCGAGCGTATAGGCTCCAGGCGTGACGCCGGTATCGGGGAGATCTCCAGTGCTGGCGCCGCCCTCGATGGCCTCCTTGACCTCGCGATCCCATGCGCGCCGGACATCCCAATAGCGCGGCGTCGGCGCGCCGGCGATAACCTCCGGCTGCGCCGACCGCATCGTCTGGCCGATCTTCCCAGTCATCGGTACCAGGGCCAGTAATTCGACGGGTCGTCGGGGTCGCCGCGATCCCAGGTATCATCCCATCGCCGCCGCCAGTGCGTGAGCACGATGCGCTTCGCGGTGTTGATCGACCGGAGCTGCACCTCCTCGTCGATGCGCTCGTCGAGTGCGTTGCGCTCGGCCCGGAGGTCGTTGGTGTCCCCCTCCCATTTCATGGCGGTGCGGATGGCGGCGTCGAGGATGACCGCCTCCTCCCAGCCGCACACGCCGTCGAGGGTCTGGGTGTCAGTGGTCAGATCGTCGGGCGCGGGCGCGTAGATATGGCGATAGCTATCGCCGGCCGACGGCGGTGGATAGAGAATGAGGTTCGGCCCGGCGAGGCGATAGAACGATGCCGGACTGCCGGCCGCCTGCGCCTGGTGAATCTCGCGGATGTCGATCTCCTCGATCGGGATGTAGATGCCGCTCGAGATGAGATCGATGCGCATCGTTGAGAAATGATCGGGCGGCAGCGCGTAGGTATCGACACCCGACGTGGTGGTGATGGTCGCGGTGATCTCGTTTGGGAATCCAAGACCCGTGCGCACGAGCTTCGCGTAATACCGCGCATAGCTCGAGGAGATGCGGCGATTGATCTCGGCGTCGGAGACCGCGCGCATTTGCTCGGCGTCGACGAGCTCACGCACGCGATCGCGGATCTGCGCCAGGGTGAACGAGCGCGCCATTATATCTCCTCGTCACCCTCCGGCTCACCCATCATGCGCGCACAGCAATCGTGGATGGTCTTCAGGGCCTCGATGCCCTTGTCCTCGTCCTCGACGGTGACGCCGAGCGCCGAGGCCAGATCGCCGAGCGCGGTCTTCAAATCATCGTCGTAATCGCCGCTGGGCTTGTCCTCGCCGCCGGCATCAGCAGCGCCAAGATCTCCCTTGGGCTTGCCGAGCACCATCACCAGCGCCTTTTTGGGATCGTCGGCCATGATTGGACCTCACACGAGTGACGTGTCTCGGAACACAAAGCCATAGGAAAGCCGCGCGTTCGGGGAGGCGGCGACATCGGTGGGCGTCGCGCCGGCCAGCGTCGAGATCACGATCTGGCCGCGAACGCCGCTCGTCGGATCGGGTGCCGTGTAGGCGCCGCATTGCGCATAGGTATTCGCCGGCGCCGGCAAGGCGAGATCCACCCATTTGGCGATCAGCGTCGTATAGCTCTCGAGGAAGACGAGGGTAAAGACGCCGACAGCGGTGCGCGTCAAGCTGAAAAGCTCGGACCCCTGATAGAGGTCGAGCGGCGGATTAAGACCGTTCGGGCGAAAGCTCCCTACGACGAGGATTTGATCCCGGCCGGCCGTGGCGAGCCTCTGGCCGAGGATCAAGCTCACGTCTGCACCGACGTTTTGCGGAAGACAAACCCGAAGGAGACGCGGTTATTCGCGTTCGCCGCCATGTCGGCCGCCGCGCCGGCCGTCAGGAGCGAAAGCACGATCTTGGCGTTCACCATCGGCGGCCCGCTGCCCGCGGTGTATGCCCCGAATTGTGGCTTCAAATCGATGGGAGCATTCGCCTGGATCTCGGCCCATTTCGAGACGAGTTGGGGATAATACTCCGTGAATGTGATGAGAAAGGTCCCGACACCGGTGCGACTGATCGAGACAAACTCGCGCCCGTTGGTGATATTCGCCGCCGCGATTGCGCCTGCCGTCGAGCCGTTCGGCAAGAAAGACCCGACGACGAGCACCAGATCGGTGCCGGCCGTCGCCAGGGGATTCAGCATCTGGGTCATGACAGCCCTCTATGCCTGGCAAGCGAAGACGCCGTTCTTGTGCGGATTGAGGCAGAGCAAATCGCCCCAGTACCGCGCGCGGACCTGGATCGAGTCGGTGTTGACGCCGCGAGCCGAGTCCCGACCATCCTCCGTGGCGAGGTGCGGAACCTCCTTCAGCGAGTGAAACACCCAAGTGTCCTCGTCGAGGAGCCAGCCGAGGCCGCCCGGGCAATCGGCGTCAACGACGACCTCGGCCATGCCGGCCGAGAGCGCAACCATGACGCCGGTGCCGCCGATCAAATACTGGGCGTCCTTCTCCGATGTCCCGTACTTGGGATACATGTTTTTCGAGGAGATGCTCTTCACCAGCGACCCGAAATTGATCGGGTTAATGAGGATGATGAGATTCTTTCCTGGCCGGCCGACGGCGACGAGCTGGCCGAGGGTAATGAGGTTATCGCCGATGTCGCCGGCGGCGTTGTTCACGCGCCAGCCGGCGAGCCGCTCGATGTCCTTCGACCTGTCAACACCATTGAACGGTGTGGCTGACGGTGCCGCAATTGGTATCCACCCCGCCAATCCGCTGATTTTCGCGGCCTCGTCACCCTGCTGAATCAGATAGTCGCCGGGGACGGCGAGGCCGACGGTGGCGACGATGCCGGCGGTGAACGTGACCTGACCCAGCGAGTAATTGACGGATTGCACCGTCAGCGGTGATCCGGCGCGCGCCGCCGCCGTCGAATCGTTGGCGGCTGACACGTCGATCTTCTGGCCGGGATAGAAGTTGCGGCTGTCGTGCTGGTAGGTCAGCGTCGCGACCGAGCCGGTGATGCCGCCGGCGGCAATCTGCCCGAGCGAGCCGCCGCCGATGCCGTAAAGGCCGACGGAGAACGACCTCCCGATCTCGGCGAGATGCATATCGGCGAGGTTTTTCTGCGCAGCCACGAAAGCGCCGCGGTCCTTCTCGCTGGCGTGGAGCGTCTCATTGTCGACATCCCAGACGACATAATCGCGCTTGCGCTTCAGCACCCAGCCGGCATAGAGCGGCGCGCTGGAGTTCGCGACGGCCGTCGCAAACGTCGAGGATCGGCCGGCGCCATTCGCATAGGGCAGCGGCCAGTCAAGCTCCTTGCCATAGAAGTCCGCGACCTTTTTCACGCGCCGCGCCCAAACGCAATCGTGAAGCGCCGCGCTCTCTACCTCACCGTCGGGGTAGAGAATTTTTAGCATCTTGTCATAGTCGGTGAGACCAAGGGGGGGCATCTGGCATGCTCCTTCATTGCAAACGGCCGGCTACGCGCCTGGGGCCGGATTGCCCCGCGCGTCGCCCGCATGGATTCGTTGAATCGGGTTAGGCTTGTCCCTCGAGAGCCTTGACGGCGAGCGCCATGCGCTCCGACGCGGTGAGCTTGCCCGTCCTCGCCGGCGTCGCCGCCTGGAGGTCGCGTGATAGCGTCTTCTCCGGCGCCTTGCCCTCCGGCGCCTTGCTCTCGGACTTGGGCGCGGCTTTCGCAGCTGGCGCCGACGCGCCGGTGAACTTCTTCTCAAAGAAACCCTTAAAGCGCGTCGCGGTGTCCTCGAGCTGTCGGAGGAGCTGCGGCTCGAGAAGAGTCGCCAGCTGCCCGGCCGACTGGATCCCGAGGTCCGGGCGGCATTGCGCCAGCTCGCCGGCCACGCGCTCCATTTGCGCCACCACCATCTGCGGATCGGTCGCCGCCAAGGCTTTGACGAGCGGCGTCTCGTCGCCGAGTCCGGCGAGGCCTGCGGAGAGCTGGCCGCGATACATGGCGAGCCGGTGCTCCTGGCGCGTGGCCTCGAGTTCGGCCTGCATTTTCTGTTGCTCGCGCCGCATGCGCATCATCTCGCGCTCGGCTTTGAGCGGCGCCGCTTGCTCCGGCGGCAGCTTGTCTATCTCGGCGTCCTCGATGTACAGATCGCGCGCCAGCTCGATGAGCGTCCGTTTCCCGCCTTTGGCCTTGGCGAACGCCGCGGGGTCGGCCTCGAAGTCCGAGAACGCGCGCTCCATCGCTTCCATGCGCGTCTTGTGTTCCGCCTGCTCCTTGCGCCAATGGGCGCGCTCGGCGTCGAGGGCTTTGCGCGCGTCGGCGAGTTCGTTCCGCTGGCGGATGATCGTCGACGCGCTCTCTTCCTTGGCGAGCACTGCTTCCGTCGCCGGCGCCTCGGGCGTCGACGGCAACGCCGGCCGCGCGTCGGTCGCATCGGGCGCGGCCGGCGCTGCGTCGGTTGCCGGCTGGGAGAATGCCTGCGCGGCGCGTTCCATGCGCGCCACTGCGGTCTCTGGGGTAGGGGTCGGCGCTGGCGCCGGGGTCGGCGCGATGACTGCTTCGCTCATGTTTCGCTTCCTTGGTTAGGCGGCGGCTGGCGCGGCGGCTGGCGGTGCCCCGGGCGCGCCGATGGGCGGAACTCCGGGCGGTGCGCCGACGACGCCACCAGGCGCGGCGATGCCCGCTTGGAATGGCAGGGCCGCCATCTGCGCGGCTTGCGGAGCCTGCGCCTGGCCGGCGGTCAGCATCTGGTTTGCGCGCACCATCCACATCTGCAGGAGATCCAAAATCTTCTGAGGAGCTCCGGCGCGGCGCGCCATGAGATACGCGCTCTGAACGCGGCTAAGGCCCATCTTCAGGTCCATGAATGGCTCGGGCGGCCGCCATTCCCCGTCATAGAGATCTTCGATCTCGGCCTCGATGTCCTCAATCGAGGCGGTCGCCACGTCGAGGGCGCGCTCGACGTCGGGGATTCCCCACAATCGGAGAATCTCCTCCGGTTGCAGGGCGCCCGTCTGCGCAAGCTCGGTTGCAAGCTGGCGCATACCGGCCGGGGTCCGGGACATCGCCGACGCCGGCTCGATGCGAAGGACATACATATCCTCCTCGAGATCGACCTCCGACCATTGGATCTTTTTCGCGAGGTTCCGCGAATTCCAATACGCGCTGACATTCTGGCCGCGCCCGTAAAGCTCTTTCGCGAGAGCGACGATGATGCGCGCAGCGTTGATCTTTAGCCGCTCGATCTCCGCTTTCTGGGTCGTCAGGCGGCTGGCCTGGATGTCGGTCCATTCTCTAAGCGCCGCGCCTGAATCGAGGCCGACGGGTTTCAATGCGCGCGCCGCGGTGTCGGGGATCCCCGAATAGCGCTGCGCGTCGGATTTGAGTTGCTCCTTGTAGCTGTAAATCTCGGGCTTGACGGCTTGCCACGTCGGAAGGATCGGGGGCTTTAAGCTATACGGAATGGCTTTGCTGGGATCGTCGTCGAGCTTGTTTGTCAGAGTCAGGTCCGACTTGTGTACGAATAACCTTTGATTGGCAAAAAGCGCGTGCGAAAGGTGAATGTTGGCATTGGTCTTGTTGACGCCGAGCTGGTACGAAACCAGCTCCTCGGCGAGCCCGCAGCCGTAATAGCCCGTAAGCCTCTGCACCCAGCGGAAGGTCACAAACGGGAAAAAGTCATACAACCATCGGCTATCCGCGAGCGTCGCGCCGTCGATTGCGAGGACGCGGCGATTTGAGACGATGTGCCAGGCCTCGACGACGGCAATGTGGTTCGGCTCGACGCGGCGGATCGCGGTCCACGTCGGATCGGAAACGTGCGCTTTATCGATCTCGTCGGTGTACTCGGGATAACGCGCCTTGAGGACGTCCTTGTCCACGAAACGCCGCTGCGCGAGCTGGACAGGAGGGCCGCACCGGCAGGCCTCGTCGTCGACGATGATCTCGTCGAATGGGACATACGTCGCGACGATCTTACCCTTCTCGATCTCGAGCTTGACGTGTCCTTCGCCGGAAACGCCGGCAGAGCGCACCATGCGAACCTGCAGCGCGTCCCAGCCGATGGCCTCGAATTGCGCCTCTAGGAATTTCTGTAGGCGCTTGGCGCGGCGCTGGACGCTCCATTCCGCGCCGTCGGTCAGCGCGGCGACCCGGGTCTGATCGTTTCCGAGGAGCGCGGTCGCGGTCTCGATGTTATTCCTGACGATGTTTTCTGTCGGTGGGTCCCCGTAGTCGATGGCCTGCGGCCGGCCGTGAACGCCGACCATGCGCGCGTTCCGGTCATAGAGGCGCGCATACTTCAGGCGCCGATCGATCATCTGCTGCTGCGAGCGCTCGAGCGCGCGCACGTAATCGATCAAGGCTTTGCCGGGATCCTCGACGTCCTCGGCGTGCCAACGGCTGGCGTCGTTGTTCATTTCTTTTCGTCCTCAACGAGGAAATTGGGCGGCGGTTGGCCACCCCAGAGATCCGGATCGTCGAGCGGGTCGGCGTAACTCCGCGGCTCAGACTTGGGGAGCTCCTCGAGTGCGGCCGGCTGCGGCGCATCCTCGTCGAGCCAGATCTCGACGTGGCCTAGACGCGCATGGCGGACGCGGTTCAGGCGCATCCATTCGAGCAAGCGATTTGCGTCGTGGACGTCGATCATTTGCGGTTCCTAGGGCGCGTGCTAAGCTCTGCGCTCTACCGGGCGGTCCGGCCCCTGCACGCATCATTTGCTCTCGCCAAGCAAGCCAATCGCGGTCCGGACTCCGGCGGAGCTATGCCCGATTCATTCCCGCCATTCGGCTTCGTCGTTGAGACCGCCGCCATGATGCGCGCGTTTCTTCTCGCGGCTGGCGATGCGATCTTCCTCGGCGTTCTCGCGCTCGGCGCGAAACTCCGGGGTCCCTGGCTTAGGGAGAATGAGCGCCGGCCGGGCATCGAGGTGCCGGGAATGGCGGACCACCCCGAGCCAGGCGTCGAAATTGTGATTGGCCTGATTGCCGCGTGGTTTCATGAGCGACACATCCCAGGCGAGATAGAGCATCTCCTGCGCAAGGCGCGAGCCGCGGAGGATCTTGATCCGCCCGTCGACGAATCCGGCGTTGGCCATTTCGATATGGTCCCGCTTGTCTTTCTGCGCCAAGGGCTCGAGGTAAATCCCGTGTTCCGTGGCGAGCGTCTCGATCACCATGCCGCCCAAGCCCTGCATATCGCCAACCTCGATCTCGATGTCCTCGGGGTCGATGAGCGCATGGACTTTGCGGATGGCATCGGCGACGCCGGTGACGGTGAGTCCGGTCGCCTCGTATTCGTATACCTGGTGGAGATCGGGGTGCGTGTCCGAATAGGCGCCGACTTGCAACGCAAACGGGTCGTGAAAGCCCATATCGCAGGCGACGACGAATCGCCAGGCATGCCCCTCGGGCAGACCAAACGGATTCTCCGCAGTGCGCGCCCCTGGCGTCCAGTCGTCGCGGCCGGCGTCGTAGCGAGAGACGAGCTTCGAATCGTCGGCGATCCAGCGGCCGAGATGCTCCCTCACCCAGATCGGGCTTTCGTTACTCCAGCCGTTACGCTCCTTCAACTTCAGGGCCTCGGCCCATGCGTTCTGACCGGGCTCGCTGGTGTTCGCGGACTTAGGCCAGCCATGAACGGACCATGCCCACTGGATATCTCGCCATTTGCCGTCGGCGCGCTCGGCATAGGGGCGCGACATGGCGCGCATCGTTCCGTCGTCGGCGGCAGTGACGTTGAACGCATTCGGGCCGGTCACGTCGTAAAACGGGCCAGCCAAAACCTCGCCGGGTGTCCCGGCCATAACCAGCGTCCCCTTGTAATCGCCGAGACGCGGCTCGATCACCTTGTAAACCAGATCGCTGAGAAGTTGGGCGTTCCACGTGGCGGACTCGTCGAGGATGACAAGGTGGCGCGGCACGCCGCGAAATTTGTCAATATCGCCCCAGGAGCCGCAGCCGGCGAGCCTGGCCACGCCGCCGCGCCGGGTGTTGATCGTGAGATCCGCCTCGCCGAACGTGAGGCCAAGCTCAAACTCCTCATCGAGGCCCTTGATCAGTTGCCACATGATCTCCTTGGCTTCCGACCGGATGAACGCAACGTAAAGGACGCTGGCGCGCGGAACGGTGCAGAGGGTGTGAAGGAGATAGAGCGCGAGGGTGTAACTCTTGCCGGCGCGCGATGGGCATAGGATGGCTTTCCTCGTCGACGGATCGTCGACGAATGCGCGCTGCATCGGGAGGAGCCGGTCAAGGAGCTTGGTGGCGCGCATGGCGCTCGTGTTCCGCGTTCGGCCGGCGCGTTCGCGCGCCAGCTCCTGAAAGACTGCTTCGAGCCGAGACTCCATTTTTACTTCTTGGGCTTGTCCTCGACGGGGACCGCTTGATCCCAGCGGCCGAGATAGAATTCCGACGCACCGCCGAGGGCGTGGCGGAGGCGGACCGCTCGCGGGGTGGCGCCGACGATGCGGACGTGGATCATGGAACCTTCGAGGACGATCTCGAGGTCGCTCTCCGCCTGGAGGATGCGGGAGTGTTGCCAGGATGGTTCTTCAACCATCGTCACCTGCTTCAAATGCGGCATGGCGAATCCTTATTTCAGAGGCAGGGCGCGCAGGAGCTCCAGCACGCAGAGGAGGATCACGGACACCCAGATCGGCGCGCGCCCCATGGCGGCAATCACGGCGGCGATCAGCGCCAGAACCGCGAGGACAAGGACGACGGTGAGGATCATCGGCGGCTCCGCTTGTGCGAACGGTGATGGTGCGGCTCGAGCGGCGGCGGCGCCGCGTCGTCGGAGGCCTCGATCGACTCCTCGACGGCCGGATCCTCGGCCGGGTCCTCAAGGCCGGTGAGATCGTCGTCGAGAGGGCTGCCGCACGCCGGGCAGAGTCCCTTGGGTTTCTCGGCGAACCCCGACTTACACGACGGGCATACAAAGTAGCTATCCGGTTCGCTCATCTTTCCTCACGATCCCGAGATCCATCGACCGATTGAGTTCGTCGAGGAGCTGGCGCTTTTGTTGCGTGGGAAGGGTGGCAAACCAACCCACGATCACCTCGCGCTTTTCCTCGAGCGAAAGCGATTTGGAATAACGGATATTGTCCTTCACAAAGGAGCGCGCTTCTTTAAGGAGCATGGCCATACAGCGCATCGCCTCGTTGTAGTCGCGCTGCACCGGCTTTTTCTGGATGCCGAATTCATAGATGCGCCGACGCTGGATCGCGATCGCCTCGTCGAGGCGCGCCTTGACGTCGAGGCTGTTGTTACTGGCCATCGGGGCCATCCAGCGGGCAGATGGTGCAAACCACGCCACCCTCCGGGGTTCTTAGCGTCGTCTCCGGCGTCAATCGATGCCCCTCGGGGCATGCGGCAATGAAGCGGCGGTGCCAGGCGTTTCGCCGCTCGAGATTCGCCGAGCGGGAGACGGGTTCTAGGTGCCTGGGGTTCACGCAGGTGCGGCGGCGGCACAGATGATCGAGCTGGACACCCGGCGGCAAGGCGCCGCGCTGGGATTCATAGATCCGCTTGTGGGGCGCGTATCCACGGCTGTTCAGACGGCCGGTGAAGCGCCAGCAACCGAATTTGTCAACGGTGATCTGCGTGGGGTCCAACATGGCGGTCCCGATGTAGGTGCTGCGGCAATGCAGGCATGAATGTAGGTGAAAACGTCGCTGGACTCGCGGAAATCCGGGCAAATCAAGCGAAAACAGAGCGAAATGGCTGATTTTGGTTCGGATTGGCGCCAAATTCCGCGAGAAGCCCGGTAGGTCGCGGCGCCTTTTTCAAAACCGGGGGCACACCTCCGCGTACATGGCGGCCGAACGACAAAATCGTGCATGCATCTTTGCAGCCCAGATGCACCTACATGGGCGAAAGATATTGCACCTAGATGACACCGGTCGTGGCGGTCGCCTGGGGTTTCTCCGTCGACGGGCCAGGTGTCGGAAGCTCGACGGCACTCTGCGCCTGCGCGGCGGCGCACATCTCTCGGGTGAGCGCATCCATCGCGGCGACGAGTTCCGCCTGCGCTCGCGTGAGCGCGTCGGTGCTCGAGGTAAGCGCGGCATTCTTGGCGGCCAGCGTCGCCTGCGCATCCTCGGCGGCGGCGCGGTCGGCGTCGACTTGCGTCTGCGCTGCCTTTACAGCCTCGATCGCGGATTGCATTCTCGGCCAGCCGATCATGGTTTCGATGTCGAGGCTCATACCCTAGAGATTTGACCCACGGGTTTTGGGGCAATGCGACGGCGGCCAACGCTCGTTGAGCCGATGGCGCAATCGCTTGACGCGCTGCCTGATCATCTCGCGATCGCTGCCTGTCTGTCTGGCGATGTCCGAATACGAGCGGCGCTCGTGCCAAAACCACATGAAGATGTCGAGGTCGCCGAGCGGGAGCTCCGAAGCATGGCGTTCGACGAATCGGCGCATCGGTTTCTCATCGTAGCGCGGCGCCGGCACTTGTGATGGATGGACCGGGCGCGGACTCGCAGCGGCGAGCGCGCGCGGTTCTTGCGCGTGATCCCATAGGCCGCCGGCCGGATGCTCGTCGGTGGGAATGGCGTCGATGGACTCGGCGTAATCGCGCTCGGCACGCGATTGGGCGACTTGGCGGCCGGAGCGCACCGAGACAGGATTGTATTCCTCGCCTCCTTCGCGGTCGCGCCAGGGCGCCGCGTATTGACCGTGTTCAATCATCTTGCGCATTGCATTCCCTCACGATCGAAAAAAGGTCACCCTGCATAGGCGGCGCGCACGCAGGGGAGAACCATATCGCCTCCATACGCGTCGTTTTGTTGCTCCCGTAAGTATGTCGGTCGCGCGACCATCGTACGATCTCCCAGCCTGGCAAGTCGTAATCGCCGACGAGGCCGCATAGGGCGATGCGCATGCATGCGTTCTCTTTCGCCCATGATTCGACGATTGGCGCGACGGGATCCGTGCGATATATCTCCTCATTCCCAGCATATGGCGGATCGAAAAAGACAGCAGTATTGGTGGCGCCATAATGAGAATTTAGGCAGCGCTGCCAGTCGCCGTGGAGAATTCGCACGCGCTCGAGACGGTCGGCGATGCGATGCAGTTGATACCATGCCACGCGGCCAGCGGATGTCAGCATAGCGCCCATGCTTGGGCCGCTCACGTGTGGAATCTTGCCGATGGCCTGAATGCCCCTGCCTGCGTCGCTCACGTGTGGAATCTTGCCGATGGCATGAATGCCCATGCCTGCGTCGCCCACGTGTGGGATCTGGCCGATGGCATGAATGCCCATGCCTGCGCTGCTCACGTATGGGATCTTGCCGATGGCCTGAATGCCCCTGCCTGCGTCGCTCACGTGTGGAATCTTGCCGAGCCACTCACACCAGCCAGATCCAATCCAGCAACATTGCCCCCATAACCACCATCCTGCGATCTTGGCATCGCCAGGCCATTCCGGCTCAAGGAGCGCGTCGCCGATGCGCGCACGTTGCTCCATGAGCCAGCGGTGTCGCGCGCCGATATCGATATGGCTCACCGGATAATCTGCCCATCTGGCAACATCCCCCGGCTGATATTTCGTGGCGCGCCAAAAATTGGCGATGAATCCATTAATGTCGTTTACGACCTCAAGTGATGCTGGCGCCGCCGCGCCGAGAAGGATGGCCGCCGATCCGCAGAAAGGTTCAATGTATTGCTTTGGACGGCCAAGACGTTGCCAGACGATATCGATGATCGACGACTTGCCGCCGAAATAGGGGAACGGTGCGCGAATCATCGGTTATCCTCGACGGCAAAATCGGGATCCGAGTGATCGAACCAAAGCTCGACGAGCGCGCCCTGGCATTGAGCAAATCGCTTGCGAATGAGCATCGTCGTGCATTGGGCGTCGTCGCGATAGAAAACGCCGGTCAATGCATCGGACACGGCGCGCGCCAGCTTATCGTAATCGGGTTTGGTGATTGGCAGACTGGCGGCGTGCTTGGGTTTGATATCGCCGGCCGCGTTCAGGTGCGCGCGCGGGCGCAGGCGCGTGAACGTGAGCACCCCGAAGATCGGCGCGCCCTCGACGAGGCGCACGCGGGCGTCGAGCATGGCGGCGCGCGCGACAGTGGCGACCGACTTGCGCCAGCTCGTGAGCTCGGCACCGTCGGTGACGCGCACAAACAAGCGGCCCTGTTTGGTCGCGCCCGCGACATGATTCGATCCCTGCGCGCGCGGCGTGCCCGGCACGAAAAACCGCAGGAGCGGCTCGGTTGTAAGCGTCGTTACAGTAACAGGGTTCTCACGCATTTTTATCCCGACCGACGATCTGGCCATCGGGCTCGGCTGATTGGGTCCCGTCCTTTTTGGGCGTGGGCAAATCGCGTTTGCGGAACGAGCGGCGCCCGATCTGCAGCGCAACCTTGGTGGGATGGTCTTCTGGCAGCGCTGCCCATGAGGCGCGGCGTTTGTCCCGTGCGATCTCATGCGGTAGGCGGCCGCCAGATGGCAGCACGCCGAGATGTCTCGCCGCGATCGTCTCTCTCGTCGAGCGCGTCGCGCGACATTCCTCCTCGCCGCCGAGCGCGTCGCGCAGATGCGCCAGCGGATCCAGCGGGCACACGTTGCAACTGCAGGCGTCGAATCGCGGACATTCGCGAAATGGTTCGTTGCCCATCACCAACCCTCCTCCCGTGTTACTTGCCCGTCCGTCGCTGGCGCCGCGCCACGGCGGTCTCAAGATTCAGGGCTTGCTCAAGCGCGCGGATGGCGGCGCGCAGCTCCGAGAGCGTCTTGGCGCCCGCATCGTACGCTGCAGCCTCAGTATCCAGATTGCCCCTGAGTGCACGCACGCGGTCCGTCGGCTCGATGGGTGGCAAGTCGGTGCGCCCGCGGATGACGCCGGCGATCATGCTGGCGATCTCAAAACGCACATCGTCGACGAGGAGCTCCCTGATGCGCGTCGCGTGCGCATCCATCGCCGCCGTCAGCTCCTCGGGCATCTGGATGGCCGGGGACGCGGCTGCATCGGCGCGCTCGGCCGGATCCATGGCGAACCCGGCCGCAGTGGGCCGCAGTTGCCACCCGTACAATGCGGCCGCACGCATGAGCGAACGCGGGCCCCCAAAGTCTTCAGTTCCCATGAACCGCATCCACCCGCATCGAAGTGCCGCCCGGGCGGCTGTCGTTTGAAACAGCCGCCCGAAGCACTACCCACTGACTCCCGCCCGCTCTTAAAGAGCAGCGGGCGGCAGTCGTGGAGACTGGGTAGTGACGCCCGGGGCGGCACTGGGCGTCACTGGGCGGCACTTCAACGCAACGCATCAGTCATCCTCCTTGTTGCCAATGCGATCCGGCGTAAACCGCATCGCGCGCTCCCTGGCGCGCTCAGGTGTCCACAGGAGACGCGCACCCGATCGGTGCGCACGTTCGCACTCCACGAGCGCGCCATCGGCGAGGAGCGCGGCAAAGGCGACAGTTGCATGCGGACGGCTGATCCCCGTCGACGCTCGGAGTTGCTCGCGAGACAGGGGCGCCGTTGCGCGGGCGGCGGCAGCGACGAGCGCATCTCTATCCGCTTGCGCGCGTTGCTCGGATCGATGCGCCGAGTGCTCGGCGCGCACATCGGATGCTGAGCGGCTGGGGCCAGCGACGCGCCAGAGGCCCGACTTGCCGTGATACTCCATCGGCAAGAGACGGTCGCCGCCGCCCATGCGCGCCTTGCCGATGTGGAGTTCGACCGGCGCCGAACCATCCTCGCGGGCGTCGCCATGCGCACCGATGGCGAGCGTCAGATAGGCGCAGCGCTCGATGGCCGACGACTCCGCGCCGAGCGCCATGGTGTCGGCGCCGACGAGATCACCGTGGCGGAGCCCGGTCGCCGCCGCGCGACTCGTCTGCGAGACGCCGATGAGAACGATGCGCAGTTGCCGCGCGACGGCGCGCATGGTCTCGACGACGGCGGCGATCTGCGTTCGCAGATCAGGGCCAGCCACGGCGGCGAGCTGGATATAATCCACGGCGGCGAGGATCGGCTCGCCGGGGAACTCGGCGCGGGCTTTCTCGACGAGCGGCGCGAGCTGGCAAATCGCCACATCATCGACGTCGCGATCGCGGACGTCGAGGCGCAAGGGGACCGACGCCACCATCCGATCGCGCGGCACTCGGCCGCAGAGCACATCCTCCCAAGATGCGCCGACGGTCATACCGATAAGCCGCGCGATCATCTCGTCGGCGCCAAGCTCGAGACTGAGATACATCGCCGGCCCGTGGAGCTGCGCATGCTCGGCGAGGAGCGAGCCGACGAGGCTCGACTTGCCGGCGCCGGTGCCGCCGAGGACGACGGCGAATGATCCGAGGCGCAGGCGCGCGATCTCCTGGCCGCCGATGCCGAGGCACACCCAAGGCTCCGAGGCGCGCGCCAGGATCGCGTCGACATGATCCTCGGCCGTTCGCGCGTGCGCGATTGCCGGCCCGATGGCTGGCGGCGTGAGTGCATCGATCACGCGCTGCGCGCGCTCGAGAATCTCCGGTGCCCCGAGCGTCGGGTCCGAGGACACGTCGGCGAGGTTCTCTCGGAGCTTTCGCTCGAGCGCCGCAGTCGCCACGATCTCCGCGTAGAACTCCACGTTATCCGACGTCGGTACGGCGCTCTGGCAGTCGAGGAGCACCATCGTCGCCTTATCCGCGAGGCCATTTAGCCGGTTGCAGATGGTGATGGGGTCGATGCCCTGCTTGGCGCGGTCAAGCTCGAGGATGGCCGCCCAAATGCGCCCGAGGATCGGGTGCACGAAGTCCGACGGGTCGAGGTGCACGCGCGCCACGACCTCGTTTCGAAGGAGCACGCAGCCGATGACCGAGTGCTCGGCGTCGACGAGCGCATGCGGCGGCTCTTGGTGGCGGCGCGCCATCACTCACCCGCACCGCTTGGCGAGCTTGCGGAATGCATGCTCGGCCTGCGCAGGTACGACGGCGTTTCCGAGGACGCGCAGTCGGTCCATCCGATGGGCAAGCCCATGAGCGCCTCGACGAAGCGAGGGTTCAAGACCCGGCCACCGGTCGAGGTAGGCTCGCCACCCGTTGCCATCGTCTCGTGCAGGGGGGAACGGCACGTAGCATCCGTCAGGGTGGTACCCGCGTGCCTGCCGCTCGCCGTCGAGTAGCCAGCCGCTCCGCTCTGCTTGGCGTCGTCTGCCGTCGGCGTCGGCCACATCCTCGTCACCAGATAACCGAGCGAAGGACCGCCCTCTCGCGGGCGGTTGCCCTCGCGTGCTATGGGCGTGGGCCACAGCTTCTCGATCGCGTGCAGGCTGTATCGCTTCGGCCCCACCCTCCCCGCCGATCCACCTTGATTGTAGCCAGCGGAGGCCGCGATCGGAGTAGGCCAGAACGAAGAGTCGTTTCCGGCGGTGCGTGGCGCCGACGTCGGCGGCAGAGAACAGATCCCACTCCGCATCGAACCCGAGGACATGCAGATCGTACAGAACTCGATCGAGCCCGCGCTTAACCAGTGCGGGCACATTCTCGATGAATATAATCTCAGGGCGAACGGCTTCGACGATGCGGGCATACTCGCGCCATAGACCCGACCGCTCGCCGTCGAGCCCACCGCCTCGCCCTGCGAGGGAGATGTCCTGACAGGGGAATCCGCCAAAGACGCAATCCACTCGGCCACGCCATGGCTCGCCGTCGAAGGTGCAAGCGTCATCCCAGACAGGAGCCGGATCCAGGGACGCATCCGCCATCCGGGCCACGAGGACGGACGCGGCGTAAGCTTCCCGTTCGACGTAACACACGGTGCGCATGCCCACTCGTCGCATGGCGAGGTCGAGCCCGCCGACGCCGGAGAAGAGAGACAGGGCACGCAGAGCCATGTCATCTCGCCCCCGTGCATGGCGCCGGCACCCTGGCCTCGGTCCATGTCGCCCCGTCGCGGCTGTACTCCTCGATCCAGATGCGCCGCGTCCCATGGCGCGCCGCCCGTCCGCGCCCGCGCCGCTCGAGCCCGCAGGAGGCGCAGACCGCGTGCCACGGGTCGGAGGCGCGCTGCCAAGAATGACGGGCAATGGCTTTGATCGCTGGCGACATAGCGACTCCTACGAATCGGATGCGGCGGCAAAGAGAGACAGTTGCTCGCGGGCGTCGGCCAGGCGGCGGCGCGCGGTCTCGGCATATTGCGCATCTCTCTCCCAGCCAATGAAGCGCCGGCCGCCGCGGATGGCGGCAACGCCGGTCGTGCCTGAGCCGGCGAACGGGTCGCAGATGAGCTCGCCGCGATCGGTGAAATCCTCGACGAGTGCGGTCATGAGCGAGAGCGGCTTAGGGCAAGGGTGATTCGGCCGCGCGGCACCCTTGCCGGTTCCATGCGTCCAGACAGCCGCGCGGCCGCCGCCGTTCCATCGCTTCTTTCCCGGGCGATGCGCGATGGTGCAGGCCTCGAATCCCTGCGCCGGCCGGTCGCCGGTGATTTGCGGCATGGGATCGGTCTTAACCCAAACGCCAGTGCGCAGATACCAATCGCCAAGTGCGGCGCGCCATCGCGGCGCGATCTCGATGTCCGAGAAGACGAGCATCCACCGCCGGCAGATGCGCATGAACTCGGCGGCGCATGGCTCGATGATGTCGTCGACCGCCCCGATGCGCCCGCTCGCCAGTGTGAACGCTATGATCATCCGCGCCTTTTCCCCCTGCGTGAATCCCTCTCGGCCCTTGTTCGTCGCGGTGCGCGTATAGAGATCCGCCGAATAGGGTGGATCCGTCAGGATCGAATCCACCGACGCATCGGCGAGCGACGCAAGCCCGGACACGGCGTCGAGGCAATCGGACGCGCGCAGCTCCCAAGTCATGGCCTGGTCTCCAGTTCGAGCGCCGCCTGGCCGATGAGCGCGCCGACGAGCTCAGCGCGCCGCCGCTCGGCGAGGAGCGCGCGGCGAATCGCGTGGTAGCAGCGCCGGCAGCGCGGCGGCGGCCGACGATAGAAGCGACGCGCCCCGCAAAGCTCGCATGGCGTCGGCGACGGGACCTTCATCGCAGCACCATCCGGCTATAGTCCTGCGGTTCGAAAAAATCGGCGAGGGTCACCCCGCACACGGCGCAGAGCTCGATGAGCTTATCGATCGTCGGAAACGAGTGACCGGTAAACCATGACCACACGCATTGCGGGGTGACGCCGAGCGCGACGGCAAGGGTGCGCGTCGTGTAGCCGGCGGCCGCTGCGTGGCTACGGATGGCGAGCGCCAGCTGAGATCGGGTCATGCTGTCGTATCAACTGAAATTTGACAACCGTGTCAAGTCTCCGGCCGTTCCGTTCATCAGCAAATCGGCGGAAACTAGGACAAAATTAGTTGCTCGGTCCTTAAGCGCTTGCGATATTGGCGACGCGATGCCCGACGGCGGCAATGAAGAAATCCTGTTTGAAGCCTGGAAGTCTGCACTTCGCGATTGGTTCCTAGCGAATAAAAAATCAATGCGATCGGCGGCGAGAGAATTAAACGTAACCGGGGGCGCAATAAGTGCGTTTCTCATGATCGCCGAGGCCCGGCGGCGGCGCGGGCTCGAGCCGATCCGTAACTCGTCGGTGGCCGTCGGCCTGGCTCGCATGACCGGCATCCCGATGCCCAAGGCTGATGCGACCCCGAGGCTGGCGCGCGTTGTTCAGCATCTGGAGATCGTCGGCGAGCTGTCGCCGCCGCTATTTGATCGCATGGCTGACATGCTCGAGCGCGCTGCCACCAACCTGATGAATGCGCGACAGCAGGGCATCGAGATCTCACGTGACATCGAGCTAGGGACGCGCAACGATAGGGAGCATGCTGAGCCGGAGAGAAAGGGTCGGAGGCGCCAAAGACCGTCGCGGTGACAAGACCAGCGCGTTTCATAAGGCGGTCAGGCACCTCGCACTGATCGAGGCTGAGGATCCGGAAAACTTCGATAGGTACTGTGAATGGATCGTGCAGCTCGCCGAGCGCGTGCAGCGAATGCGCCGTTAATTGCCGTCGGGATCCGGATCAAATTTCATTTTAACGCTTGACGCCCACAAAATTTGACAGCAATCCTTGGCGGCATGTCGCGAATGCGACCGCGCCGCCTGCCACCGATCATCGCGTTGCCTGTTCGTAGGCGACGGCGAGGCCCGGGCCCGTGGCCGAGCTTCGCGATCGGCGTCGCCGTCGGCGCGGTCCTCATGCGCATCGTGTGGCTGCTGCTCTAGCGGGAGGTGTGGGTGATGGATCGGGATGAAACCGCGATGGTGGTGCGCGGCGCGGCCGCATTGGCGGAGACCGCATCGCCGGAGGCATTGGCGGCGGCGGTATCGGCGCGCGCGCAAGTCGAGGGGCGCTATTTCCTGGCCCTGAAAAGGCCGCGAGACTGGGACTCGGTACGCGCGCGCATCATTCGCGTGTGCTCGCGGCCGGGGTTCGCCGAGGCGGCGCGCTACTCGAAACCCATGGGCGGGAGCGCCGTCGAGGGACCGAGCATCCGCTTCGTCGAGGCCGCCATCCGCGAAATGGGGAATATCTACCCCGATGCGTCGATCGTCTTCGAGGACGAACGCATCCGCAAGATCCACGTCTCGGTCATGGATCTTGAATCGAATGTCACCTGGAATCGCGTGATCGTCGTCGAGAAGACCGTCGAGCGCGCGAACGCCAGCGGCCGGCGCGTCCTCGGCGAGCGCCAGAATTCCCAGGGGCGCACCGTCTATCTCGTCGCCGCCACCGAAGACGAACTGGCGAACAAGGAGGCGGCGATCCTCTCCAAGGTGAATCGCCAGCTCGGCCTCCGCATTATCCCCGCCGACATCATCGACGAATGCATGGATCTCGTCGCCGAGGTGCTGAAGAATCGCGACGCCAGGGATCCCGACGAGGCGAGGAAGCGCATCGCCGACGGATTCGCCAAGGTCGGCGTCTCGGTCGCCGATCTGCGCCAGTACATCGGCGGCCGGCCGCTCGGGCAGATTACCGCCGACGAGCTGCAGGAGCTCCGCGGCATCTGGACCGCCATCCGCGACGGCGGCACGACGTGGGCCGCCGCCCTTGAGGCCAAGCTCGCGCCCCAGGCGCCGCAGGGCCAGCGGCCGCCGATCAAGACCGTCGAGCTTTGCCCGAATTGCGGCATGGCGCCGCCCAAGCATCACCCGGCGTGCACCCTCGCGCCGACGGACAAGCCCACCCAGGCGCCCCCCTCGGACCCTCATCGCATGTCACCCGAGGGGGGCGCCGTTACTTTCGACGAGCGCGAGGTCGATCGCATCGTCATGCGCCTGACGCAAGATCCGGCGAATTACGCGAAGGAGCGCGCCGCCATCGAGATGCTCCCGCGCGAGGTCGCGCCTGGCGAGGAGATGTCCGATTACGACTACGCGTGCGAGCAATACGAGGTCGCCAAGGAGAAAAGCAAGCGGAGGTGAGCCATGCGCCATGCGTGGACCAAGGACGAGCGGAAGCAGGTGATCGCGCTCTGGCAGACAAAACCCGACTGGACGCTGGCCGCGTTCGCCGCCGAACTAAGGCGCCACGGCATCGACCGATCGCCGCCGGCGGTCTGGTTCGCCATTCGCAATTACATCACGGATGGCCTCCTTCCTGGCGATGCGGGGATGCTCAATCGCGAGTCGAATCGCTGGGGGCGCACCCTTCATCCAAAGAATGGCGTGAATGGCCATCACCCGCCGACGCCGACGCCGACGGCCGCGCCAGCACCGAAGACGGAGCCGCCGGTGCCGCCCATAGACGACGAGGCCGCCATCCTCGCCGCCTATTCGAAAGGCGAGATCAACCTGGCGACGGCGCTCGCGTTTCTGCGCATCGCGAGGAGGAAGCCATGAGCGTTATCAATCACAAGCGCGGCACCATCGACGAGAGCGATAACGAGCTTAGCATCGAGGATTGGCTCCGCTCCCGGCCGCCCAAGATCAAACACCTGGTTCGGCGGTTCCCGCCATACTGCGTCGTGCGCGCCACCCGGCCGCTTCTCTGCCCGATGCCGGGAACGCTCGGCCTCGTGGTCTCGCTTTTCGAGGATGGACACGTCCGCGTGGCGCAGCTCGCCGAGGGTGAACCGTGGGCTGTGGCGCTCATCGAGGTCATGACCGCGCTCGGCATGAATCAGGTGCGCGCCCAGTGCGACGGCGACTGGCTCGAGGTCGTGCGTTATTGGAATGATTGGACGCCGGATCGCGTGGCCGCCGTGCTGGCCGAGGATGCGTCATGAGGTCCTTCACGTTCTCCTCGGCGGCTCGCGTCGAGAAATGCCCGGGGTCGGCGGCGCTGCCCGGGATCGAGAAGACCACCGACGCCAGCGAACGCGGTACCGCGTTTCACGCTTACGTGCGCTTGGCGCTGGAAAAGGGTGCGGATTATGCGCTGGCGCTGGCGCCCGAGGACATGCGTGAGGATCTCGCCGAGTTCGACCTCGCCGGCCTGCCGTCGGACCCGGCCTCCTATGCCGCCGAGGTCGCGTTCGCGCTGAATCTCGAGACTGAAGAGTGCAAATGGCTCGGAAATGACATTCACCGCGAATACGATGCCCATGGCGCCGGCGCGGATGACATCGTCGGCGCCGCGGACTTCGCCGCGATCCTCGGCCTCGACGCCGTCGCCGTCGACGATCTGAAAACCGGCTACAGCCGCCACGTCCGCGCCAAGGATCATCTCCAGCTCGGCGGCCTCGCGGTCGCCGCCGCCCGCTGCTACGGCCGGCGCCGCGCCAGGGTGCGCCTCCTTATCCGACGCGCCGACGGTAGCGGTTACGTCGACACGGCATGGCTCCGAGAGTTTGACTTTGACGGCATCCTCGCCAGACTCAGGCGCGCCGATACCAGAGCGCGCGAGGCGCGCGCCGCAGTGGCCGCCGGGCAATTGCCGGAGCTCCACGAGGGCCCCTGGTGCGGGCATTGCCCGGCCAGGTGGGGCTGCCCGGCGAAAGTGACGATGGTCCGCCAGCTGGCGATCGCGCCGGACTCGGTCGGCCTCCTCGGCGGCATCCGCGACGAGGATCTGGCCATCGTCGCCGAGCGCCTATTCCGCGCCGAGGACGTTTTGAAGAGCATCCGCGCAGCCGTCGACGAGCGCGCCAGGGAGCGCGCCATCGACCTCGGCGGCGGCAAGGAGTATGGGCTCCGGCGCGTCGGCTACACGATCGTCGACGGCAAGATCGCCCACCGGGTGATCTCGGCGTATTTCGCCGGCCGCGGTGTCGAGGAAGCGAAAAAGCTCGCCGACGCCGCCTGCGAGTTTCGAACCTCGCAGACCGCCATCCGCGACGCCATCCGGCCAGTGGCGCCACCCCGCGGGCTAAAGAAGCTCGAGGACGAGCTAAAGCGCGCCATCGGCGCCGCTGGAGGTCTCGAGGACAAGGGTCGCTGGCGGCTCGACGTGCACGACCGCGGCGCGCTCGGCGACGGCGAGGAAACTGGGAAGGAGGAGGAGCATGGTCAGATTCATGCATAGGGAACATGACACGGGCATTACGCGGATCGTCGAGGTGTATCGCCCGCTCGACGTCGAGGACATGGCGGCGCGCCTCGAGGCCGACGGCTATGGCTTTTTCTCGGACAATGCGTTTGGCGATGTCACGATGTGGATTGGCCGAGAGGGCTCGATGCCCCTCGCGTCGGTGCAAAGCTCCGAGCGGCCGAAACTGGCGCTCGCCGACGTCGATGCCCTGATTCACCTCGGGATTCATCGGGCTTTCTACCAGAGGGTGCCGTCGTGAGCCGCACCGTCGATGCCGATTTCGTAACGCCGATGGTGTATCTCGCCGGCCAGTATGTGCGCGCCACAATGGCGCGCGCCGTCGACGGCGATCATCCGCCGAGCGCGACGGTGATCGCCGACATCGCCGAGACCGCTGCGCGCCTAGCATTCGAGACCTGCGCGGCCATCGATCGCATCCTCGACGAGCGCGCGCCGTCGCCGCCCGACGACGACATCTCATATTAAGGGAGAACTGCAAATGACAACCAAGATTCTGCGTTCTTGCGACCATTGCGGCGCGGACATCGCCTGCATCCGCCGAACGCTTCTTAGGGTCCTTCATCTCGACGGCGACGGTGATCATGAAATGTCAATGGCGTCACCAGCGGATCCGGAGATTGATCTCTGTCGCTCCTGTGAGACCGCATTCCTTGATTGGCTGCGCGGGCAACCGGCGCGTCGGAGATGATGTTGAATCCCGAATGGAAGCGCCGCATCGGCGACGGCGTTCGGCGGCGCGCCGCCGAGATGCGCTGCATAGATTGCGGGCGCTTGACGGCGATGATCGAAGCGCTCGACGGCGACGGGCGCGTCTGCCGATGGTGCGGCTATCGCGACCGTCGACGGGTGAGCACGAGGGGCAAAAATGGAGCGGGGCACGTACGTGTCGCTCGGGCAAAGCGATGATGTCGGCGTCGTCGTCGAGGTGCGCGGCGAATGGATCGGCGTCGTGTGGATGATGAGCTGGGGCAACGTCTACCAGGAACATGACGTCTGGGATCTCACGGTGATCAACCCCGATGAATTCGTCGACGAGGAATAGAGGCACGCCGCGCGAACGTCTCCGCGATGCCTTGGGTGAGCTCGGCGCCGCGCTCCTCGATTGCCTCGCCGATAGCGAGGCCGCTGCCGGCGCCGGGCCCGACGAGTTCATGACGGTCGCCCAGGCGGCCGCGTTCGCCGGTGTGTCTCGAGCCACGGTGAGAAAGTGGATCAAAGCGGGCCGCCTAGCACGCTACGGCGACGATCGCATCGTGCGCCTCAAGAAAAGCGATCTGGCCGATCTTCTCGAGCATGGCCGGCGCGATGCCCCTCGGCGCGGATCGAGAAAGTCACCAGAGGAGCTGGCCGACGAGGATTTTGCCGCGAAGCTCGCCAAAAAACGCTAAGCTGTTAAACATGAAACTAAAATCACCGCCGCGCGCCACCCGTCCGGCGCCGCGCCCTCCCAAAGAATCCCGATTCATCGGCCTGCGCCTCGGCGCCGATGATGCCGCCGCGATCCTCCGGCTCGCCGAGGAGACCGACGTTGGCGTCTCGACGTTCGCGCGCCTCGTTCTCGAGGCATACGTACGCCGGCACGGAAGGAGGGTCTAGAGATGGCCTCGGTATTCCTGCGCGGATCGCGTCCGCCTCGACGGTTCTGGATGAAAATCCGCGACGAGAACGGCAAGCGCCAGAACCTCAAGACCGACTTTTACGAGGGTGACGGCCAGGAGACACTTGCAAAGCGCTACGCGGTCCAGTGGGAAAAACTTGCCGCCAAGCGGCGCACCGCCAACGTCGACGGCCCGCTCACCGTCAGGAAATGCGGCGATCGCTGGCTGGACGGGCGTTTCGAGCTCCAGCGCGCCGGGCACCTCGGCGACGTGAACAACGAGCGCACGCGCATGAACCTCATCTACGCAACGAGGACCGGCGGCGGCATGCTGATCGGCGACATGCTCATGGCCGATCTCACGTCGAACACCGTCGTCGAGCTCATCACCGCGCTCAAGCTCGCCGGCCGCGCACCAAACTACATTTGGAACATCTATGGGACCTTCCGCATTTTTCTCAAAGCCATGGCGCTGAAACGCGGCGTCCTCGCCGACGGCGAGCGCCCATGGGCCGACCTGCCGCGCAACACGCTGCCGCCAAAGGGCGACAAGGATAAGGACTGGCGCGACCTCGCGACGTACACGACCGACGAGGTGCGCCGGCTCATCTGTGATCCGCGGATCCAGCCCGACCGACGGGTGATGTATGCCATCAAGGCACTCTCGGGCGCGCGCCACGCCGACGCCGCGCCGAGACGCTGGCGCGACTACGAGCGCGCCGGCAAGCCCTGGCAGCCGCTGGGGCGCCTGCGCGCGACGACGGGTTTTTCCTCGACGCTGGCGCGAGAGTGGGAGACAAAAACCAAGCGCACGTACTCCTTTCCAGTGCATGCGACGCTGGCGATCATCCTCGACTCCTGGTGGTCGAGCGGCTGGGCGCAGACATACGGGCGCGCGCCGAGGCCCGACGATCTCATCGTTCCGACGAGGAACGGGACGCCATGCAACGTGCGCCATGCGCAGGAGTTCTTTCTCCAGGATCTTGCGAAGCTCGGCCTCCGCATCCGCGCCGGCATGTATCGCAACCGAGGCGGGCACGACTTTCGCAGCTGGTGGAAAACCGAGCTCATCGTCGAGTCGGGTGCGATCGAGCCGGTGATCGAGCGCATCATCCACCCTGAGCCGCGCGACGTCGCATCCGGGTATCTACGCACTCAGTGGGCAGGATACTGCCGCGAGGTGGCCAAACTTCGTTTCGAGCTCAGCGACGCGGACAATCCGGGGCTGGGTACGCCGGTGGGTACGCGGTTCCCAAACACCTTGAATCGTTGGCAGAAACAATCGCAGGGACCGGTTCTTGAAGCCGATTTTCAGGGTACGCAAGATCGGCCGAATTCACCGGTTGCCGTCGAGGACGATGCGAATGTCATACCCCTAGATCGCGCCAGATTGACGGATCACGTACCCATCGTGGGTACGTCGCCCCTAGACGAGCTCCAGGCGGCGATCCGATCCGGGGACACGGCGCGCGCTCTCGAGCTGGCGGCGGCGCTACAGACCCCCACCGATGCCCCCCGGCGCAAGTCGCGTCGCTAGGGTGTTACACTGAGTGTGACGACGACGAAAGGACAAGACCCGCGTGCTGCGCGGGCGCCGACTGTGCGGCGATCGGTGCTCATGATATAAGAGCGCGAATGAAAGAGCGGCCGCCGGTCCTCGTGTGCTCGCGCGTCCTCGACGGCCAGCCGCACGTGGCATCGTCGACGGCGAAATGCCAGGCATGCGGCGCTCTCGTCTGGGTGAGCCCGGCGAGCCGACGCCATGCCGAGACGGTCGGCGCGCGCCCGATCTGCGTTCCCTGCGTCGCCGCGCTCGGCGAGCCGATTCAGCCGGTCGCGCCGTCGAGCGAAGTGCTGGCCGAGATCCGTGGCGTCGACCCCGACGCCGCAAAAATCGTCGAGCGCATGTTCGATCTTGAGAAGCGGAACTAGGCAGGGCTCCGCCGGAGTGCCAGGGCCGCGAATGGCTCGGTGGATAAGACCGAATGTGCGTGTAGGGCCCGGGACGATCGGCGGACGCAGGGCTATAGCACGCGCCGGAGCGCCAGCAAGGCTATTCCTCGCCGGTCGCGCAGGCCCAGTGCACCGGCATGAAGTGCACGTTGCCATCGTTCAGCCGGTTCGTCATCGCGAGCACGCTCGCGACCATCTGCTTGTCGCCGACCTTCGTCGCGTCAAAGCCTTCCATGGTCGCGACGGTTGGACGTGCTGTATTTTCCGCCGCACAGGGGGGCCGCCCGCTAGCGCCCTCGTGCTCGACGCTCCTCGGCGCCGCTGGCGGCCGGAAGGGTGGCCGCTCGACGAGCGACGCCAAGCGAGCGGCCAGCCGTCAAAACGGCAAGCTCGGCGGCCGGCCGCGCAAGGTCACTCAAGTCCCGCAGCCCCCGACCGATTAGGACGGCCATGAAACTCTCTCTGATTTTGCTAGTCGCACTCGCCGCATGCGGCAGCTCCGACGGCGGCCACGTGATCTCTCTCGACGCGACGCGCGGCGATGCCTGCACCGCGCTCGGCGAGGCCCTCTGCAACCGCGAGGTCGAGTGCGGTTTTATCCTCGGCTCGCAGGTGCCTATCTGCACCGCGCAGCGCGTCTCCGCGTGCTGCACCGGCACCGAGTGCGCCCAGCATTCCGTGACGCCGGAACTCGCTCAGCAGCTCGTCGACAGCTGCGTGGCCGCGCTCGACAGCGCCAATTGCCAGATCCTCTGGCAAGGGATCCTGCCGCCGGCCTGCACGCCACAGTAACCCACCGTCGAAAAATCAAGGGCCCCGAGGCGTCGCAACCTCGGGGCCCTTTTTCGTACCGGGTGTTTGACGGAAAGGACACATTCGGCATACACCCAGAGGGACGGGGTCGCAAGCGGAAAGGGAGGTTCTATGGACGTCAACGAATTTCAGCAGCTCGGCGAGGTGCGTCTCGAGATCATCGAGACGCCAGGCGGCGAGAATGCCATCGCACTATCCTGCGTGAGTTGCGGCGCGGCCATGGGCGGCCGCCATCGCGTCGGCTGGCCGCCGGGCACCGTGCTAAGCGCGCTCGTCCTCGCCGCGCAGAGACACAAATGCGACGGCGCGAGCCAGCCGCCACCCGAGGAGCGCCCATGATGTGCTGCGGTCAAGAGATGTTCATCGCGGGAACGGCAGGGAAGGACTTGGGCCATATCATCGAGTGCGGTCGATGCGGCCGGCGCGCCTACGATCGGCCGGATCTCGTCGAGGCATTCCTTGCCCGGATCATCGCCGAGAACATGGCCGGCCAGCCCTAGTCCTTTTCCGTCGCACCGTCAGTCGCACCCTTCATCAGCTCGCGATCAAATCCGACCATCACCGCCATGCGGGCGATCATGCGGAATACATCCCGGTGCCACGCCGAGTCGCCGACGTGCGGGTCCGCGAGGAGTTGGGCGAGCCGCTGATTTGTGGCGCGCATCCTTGCCAGGGTCGGGTCTGCGTTTTCTTCTGGAGTCATCATTCGGGGATCCTCCCGTCGAGGATATTGGCGTTTTGTAACACGGCCCGCATACACAGTGCGTTGTATTCGTCGAACGCGAACGCACGCCGAGCGGCGCATCCGTCGGATTTTGTTGCCAGCGGATCATCGGCGCGTAAAATCCGATTTTATAGGGAGGTGTCCAGATGCCTGAATTCAATGTCCCTAGCGAGATTGTCGTCGCGACCGCAGTGGAGCGCGCGGTCAAAGATCTTACGCTGAAACTCGTCACCCAGCTCTGGAACGAGGCGTCGGTGCGAACCCTGAAACGGCTGGAGCCCCGCATCGAGCAGACGCTCCGGACCATAAAGACCGACGAGCAATTTTGCCGCGAGTTCCGCGACATCACCACAAACACGGTCATGTCGAAAATTAACGAGGGTGGCCGCATCGGCAAATGGGCCGCGACTGAAACCCCGGCCATCGTCGAGGAGGCACTTGCAAGAGTGCGAGCGGAACTCGTCGAAAAAATAGCCGCTAAAATCCTGGGGGCGTTCCGATGATGCCGGGGGACAAGTGGATCACACCTTACGCAACCTACGGCGAGGCTCTCGCCGCACTTCGAAACCAGCGCGGACTTTCGATCAACGAACTCGCGCACCGCTCGCACCTGAACGCGAGGCAGGTCCGCCGTTTCGAGGCGAATGAGGCGATCCCGATCGGCAAGGAGCTGGAGAAGATCGAGCGCAATCTCCGCGGCCTGCCGGCGTATCGGCACCTCATTCGCGTCGAGAAGATCCAGACGGTCAAGATCACGATCCCGGATTTTGAGCTGCCGCCGCCCGTGTCAGCGGCGAGCGCGCCGTCGTCGATGGAAATAGCGGCCGACTCAGTACCAGCGGCGAGCGCGCCGTCGTCGATGGAAATAGCGGCCGACTCAGTACCAGCGGCGAGCGCGCCGTCGTCGAT